CGTAATCGTTTCTATCTTTTTGTAAAGATACTTCTTCTGGTCGCCAGAAATAACCTAACTGTTGTTGTGTCAACTTATCAAAGATTGGATACTTCATAGTATCATATCTTTGTACAGCCAAATCCTCACCAAAGAACATTGGTTGTTTTAAAAAACTGACATCTTTACCTTTATTAAAAACTGATCTACTCATATTATTTTTTTTCCTTTATTCCGTAAAAAAATTCGTCATCATCACCAAAAGTTATTTTCTGTTTATCTTCAACAGAATACTCAATAGATGATACTTTAAAGTCAGGAAACTTTAATTGTTTCGGGCTATAAGACTTATCATAAATTAACATACGATTATTTGGTTGTGCTGCGAAATAACCGTTGTCTAGTTTTAATATATTAAATGATTTGTGCTGTGTCGGTAGCTCACTAAACGTAGTATTTAGTAAATTACTATCCGCATGACAACTATCAATCGTAAACATATATGTACCTTCATGCCACACCTTACTAGGACTATAATACTTTGCTCTTTGTCCTTTTAAAAATCTTTTTTCTAATACAGATATATGATAACTAAAACAATCCCATAGTTCTAGTTCTTCTAATTTCATTTCACCTTCATAATTTTTTTTCCATACAAAAGCTGACAGTGGTAGTTTATCATATACTGCGCCATACTCTGGTAAATAAGTTTCAAAGTATAATGCTCTACCTTGTATAGACTTTACTGTAACCCATAGACCCTCAACTAATTCACCGTGACCTTTTTCTAAATCGTAAAGATACTCTTTCTTAACGTATAACTCTATTGGTGGTAGGTTTGCTTGTAAAAACATTATATAGTACACGAGTCACAATTCTCGTCCTCCTCTTTTGATTTATCTTCCTCTGGAACATTATCTACAAAACCAATCGGGTGTGATGGTTCGTCAATATCTTTTTTAGCGTCATATGTATTTTGATAATAACTAGTTTTCCAACCTAGTCTATATGTGGTTAATAAGTCTTGTGCCATTTGAGATATTGGTACTTGGTTTTCTTCAAAGTGTTCTGGATTATATGACCAGTTTCCACTTATCGCTTGGTCGAAATACTTTTGCATTACTGATACTACGTTTATATAACCATCATTAGATTTCATATCCCATAGTAACGTATAGTTATTTTTAAGTTTTTTATAATCAGGTACCACTTGTTTTAGTGGACCTTTCTTACTTTTCTTAACACTTAAATAATCTCTAGGTGGCTCAATGCCGTTAGTAGCATTTGAGACCACACTAGATGATTCTGATGGCATTTGAGCAGAGAGTGTGCTATGTCGGAGTCCGTGCTCTTTTATTTCTTTCCTTAACCACTCCCAATCATAAGTTAGAGTTCTGGTTACAACCTCGTCTACCTCTTTCTTGTAAGTGTCTATTGGTAAGATACCATCAGAATATTTTGTTCTATTAAAGTATTCACATTGACCTTTTTCTTTTGCTAAGTCATTACTTGCCTTTAATAGATAGAATTGAAATGACTCTGTAAGTTTATCAACTTGACGCCAGCCTAATTTTTGTTCATATGAATAACCTTTTTTAGCTAGATAATGAGCAAGACCAATATAACCTATACCTAAACTTCTTCTAGCCTTTGTAGATATTTCAGCGGCCATTACAGGATACTTTTGATGATCTATGATTTCATCTAAACTTCTTACAGCCAAGTCGCATAAGTCTTCTAACTCGTCTCTCTTATCAATCTTTCCAACATTGATGGCAGATAGAATACAAAGGGCAATCTCACCTTCGCCATCTATGTGTTGGATTGGATCTGTAGGGAGTGTGATCTCTTGGCATAAGTTTGACATTCTAATCAAATCTTTAAATGATGAGTGAGTATTACAGTGATCTATGTTCATAATATAAATTCTACCTGTCTCTGCTCTTTCTTTTAGTATGTCAAAAAATAATTCTTGTGCTGATATTTTCTTTTTCTTAATACTTAATTTTCTTTCAGCTTTTAAATACAACTCGTCAAATTCTGGTGTGCCCCAAGCTTCATATAATTCTGGTACTTCGTGTGGTGAGAATAAAGTTATATCTTCTTCATTAATAAATCTTTCATAAAATAGTTTTGATAATTGTATAGAGTAATCTAATTTTCTAACTCTGTTATCTTCACTACCTTTATTATTTTTAAGTACAATTATATCTTCTATCTCTTGGTGCCAAATTGGAAAGTGTACAGTCGCACTACCACCTCTTACACCATTTTGTGTGCAACACTTAACTGTTGCTTCAAACTTTTTTAGAAATGGTATAACACCTGTGTGTTGTACTTCACCACCTCTAATTCTAGCATTGATACCTCTTATTCTTCCTGCGTTGATACCAATACCTGCCCTTTGGGCAACATAACGACCAATAGCCATATCGGAAGAAAAAATACTAGGTAAGGTATCGTCAGTATCAACAAGCACACAACTGGCATACTGCTTAAGAGGAGTACGAACACCAGCCATAACTGGCGTTGGTATATTGATTTTAAATTGCGAAATCGCATCATAATATTTTTTAACATAAGTCATTCTCTTTTCTTTAGGATAATCAGCAAACATTGTGGCTGATATTAACATATACATAAACTGTGGTGTTTCAAATACTTCACCATTACTTCTATCTTGTACTAGATATTTGTCAATGACTTGTCTTAAACCAGCGTAAGTAAAAGTATAATCTCTCTCATGGTTAATCCAGTTTTCCATTCTATCAAAGTCTTTTCTTTGATACTTTTCTAAAATTTGTTTATCGTAAACATTTTTTTCTACAGCTTTCTTAACATGGTCAAATAGATGTGGGTGGTCCCAAAGTCTTCCAATAACTTGTTTTCTTAAACTATAAAGTAATAATCTTGCCGCAACGTATTGATAGTTTGGAGCATCTAAGGAAATTAAATCTGCTGCTGATTTGATAAGGATTTGTTGAATATCATCTGTGGTAATATCATCATAAAATTGTAATCCACTTTGCATCTCTACTTGCGAGGCTGATACACCACTTATATCTTCACATGCATACTCAACCATTTCATGTATCTTTTCAATGTTAAGTGGCTCTTTGCCTCTTGCGCCACGTTTAACCACATTAATATTGTCAACCATTCGTATCCTCCTATACCTTTTTGTATTCGTTTAATTTCGTTAGTGCTGAAAGTTTTGAGTAAGTGTTTTTATTTAGTAGGTCAGCAAGTTCAGCTTTACTCATGCCAGCCATAATAATATCGTTAATGTCTTTATGTCGCACATCATCTGGCCACACCACAAGGTTGTAATCTTTCTCTATCACATCATACATACGTTTTACAATCTCTTTATTTCTTGGCTCGTTATCAAATATATATGTCACTTGGTCATTACTAATTTTGTTTTTCAAAACTAAATCTGCTCCAGCAGCAGCAAGACAATTATCAACAAAAAGACTATCAAGTGGACCTTCTGTGATAAAGATAGGTCTTTGAAAATTAACTCTTTCAAGGCCATAAACTTTTTGTTTGTTTTCATCTAGTTTTACCGTTAAATATTTTGGTTGTTCTTTACCAAAAGCACGACCTTGAAAAGCAAATAACTTTCCAGTTGTATCATAAAATGGTATGACTAATCTAGGATGGTCTTTGTCACCATACGTTTTTGGTTTTACTTTGTTTACTAGTGCGCCAAACTTATCACAAAAATAAAGTTTGTCATAAAATTCACTAGGTATCTTTCTACCTACAACGTATTGTTTAGCTGGGTGTTCATCATCTAATTGTTTTATACTTTTCAAATCGTTAAGTATAGTTCTATCTTCAAACGCTGGTTTGAAATCAAACTGAGGCTTCGGTGTCGCTGGTGCCCCTTTCTTATATCTTTCTAAAAGATATTCAGAATACATACTTGGATCTATAAACTTGATAAAGTTAGCCAAGTTCTGACCCATACCACAATTGTGGCATTTGAAAAACATATCGTTTTTTACACGATACAAATATGCTCTACTTTTTAATTTTGATTTTTTAGAGTCACCACAATGTGGGCATCTAAAATTAAACAGATAATCATTCTTCTGTTTAAATTGAGATAATCTACTCTTTAAATTAGAGATATACTTTAAATCTATATAACTTGACATAACACACCTTCATAATAACACTATTCATCAAAAAAGTCAACCCTAAGATGTGGCCATCATATTCATAATTGCAACAAAGTTCTTTGATAAAATCCACCCTATAACAATCGCTCCACCTATGATAATCCACCTGTATTTTTCTAAAACACCAACTCTAGCGCCTATATCGTTCTTTAATGACTTAATTTCAATGAGTAATCTCTTTTCACTCATTTCCACATCTTTCTTTAACTCTCTATAAACATCAGATATTTCATCTGCTCTATCTTTTAACTTGTCAAATATTACTTCGTCAATCTTCTCTTGTCTTGTAATCTTTTCTTCATGTACAGCTAACATAGATTTTATAGAAGTGGATACATCTGTTAACCTATCAATTGCAGTATCTATTCTGCCATTAATAGTATTGACATTTTCAATATCTTTTCTTAAAGATTCTATATCTACTTTTATTTCTGTTGTATCTGCCATAGTTCTATCTCGTTAAAGACGTTTATAATAAGCTTAAATTCCCATATGGGTCATATGCATTTAAAGCATTGATTGATATATTAGCTATATTATATTTATTTTTTTGTGGAAGTCAAGTTTCTATGCTGCTAGACCTTGTCGTCTGAGTGTATTTAGTCTTTTTAACTTCCAGAGTTTTATAAATGTACGTTTCCTTCTGCGTAACTTTTGTTTCTTAATTTTGAGCCAATGTAAATTGAGTAAATATAGTTTGAGTTTTTTTTCATTTCTTATTATCCTTTTTGCTATTAGTCTGATCTTTCTCTTTTGAAGCAAGGTCATAACCCTCCATTAAATTTGTTACTGGTTTATAGATTGTCACTAACTCCTTTTTACCTTTCACAAATATTCTATCTAATTCTTCTGATTTAATATTCTTCAATTGTTCTTTTGTATATGAAGAATAAATCAAAGGAGCAACATTACCATTATCATCTTTATAGTTTCTTGTAGCAGCCTCAAGTCTAGCCGCCAAGTTTACAGCATCACCTATTACAGAATAATCAAGTCGGTTTTCACTACCCATATTACCGACAATACAAGTTCCAGTGTTTACACCAGAGCCTATATTAATATCTGGTAGACCTTTCTCTTTAAATTCTTTCTTTAACTTTTGTGTTTCTATCGCACATTCTATTCCTGTTTGTACAGCCATCTCTGCGTGATTAGGACAATCAAGTGGCGCATTCCAAAATGCCATAATACAATCACCCATATATTTGTCAATTGTACCACCGTTCTTTAATACTATCTTACTCATACGATTTAGATAATCATTTATTACATTGACCAAACCTTCAGGATCATCATTGTTTTTATAAAATTCTGATATGGGTGTAAACCCTACTATGTCCATAAATAAAAATGACATTTCTTTTCTATCGCCACCAAGTTTTAACTTCTCAGGATTCTTTACTAGTATAGCAACTTGACGTGGGTCTAGGTATTTCTCAAACTGTTTTCTTATTTGTTGTTTTAATTTAAACTCTAAAATAAATCTATTAAATACACTATGAAATCCTACAATTGTAAATACAATTATAATCCAACTTACATCTACTAACATTGAATACTTGGCAAAGAAAAAGTGACTTAACCACACTGCTACAATATACCAAGATATTAACTTAATACCTATTACCCAATAAGGCATAAATCTTGTCATTACAATAATAATAGCACCTAATAAAAATGATACAGCTAGTTCAGATAAAAAACTAATATCAACTCTCTTTATATTCTTTCCATCTAATACTGTATCCAAAGTTGACGCTGTTAGTTCATATGCATATCTTTCACCTACTGGTGTGGCTATTATACCACCTAATCCTTCAGCGCTCATACCTATAATCACTGTCTTACCTTCTAAACTTATTTCGTTAGTCTCTAAATCTGCTATTGATATTGTAGGATAACTTTTGTTCCATCTTAACCATATTCTACTATTCGCATCTGTCTCTATCTTATTAAAACCTGGTACTCTCATCGCTATAATACCAGCGTCACCTGATTTAACTTGATAACTAGGTGCGCCTACAGCAACTCTAATAACTTCTATCGCCATTGCTGGATAAATGTCTTCACCTATTTTCATAAGTAAAGGTATTCTTCTAACTACACCATCTACCTCTGGTATTGTATTTGATACACCTACACCACTTGCGTTATGAAACTCTGTTATTGGTCCTAACATTCCACCCCATTCAAATAAGAAAGGTAATGGATCGTTGATTTTCGCAACACCTCTCGGTACAGAATTTTTATTTGTTTGATTTGTTCCTATTTGTGATATGACTATACCATATTCTAATACACTTGTCAAGGCCTCATCGCCACCAAGTCTATCTGGCTCACTAAACAATATAGGTAATACTATAACACCAGCACCTTGTTCTCTTAACTGCATAATAACATCAGCGAGTATATCTCTTTTCCAAGGCCATTGTCCATATTTCTCCATAGCCTTTTCATCAATAGATACTACTGCAATGTTTGTTGAAATTTCTTTTTTCTCTGATTGTAAAAGTAAATCAAAACCTTTTAGTCTTAATATCTCTTTTACCTGTGGGTCTTTGAAACCTATAAATGTGAGAACAAATAAAGTGACAAATGCGATTGTCCAATGAGTTAATAACTTCTTCATCTATTAGTATTTAGTTTTGTGTGACAGTCGCTGAACAACTAGAAGATGAGCAGTTTTGTTCTAGGTAGTAGTTTTGATTGTTGCTACTGTCCTGCGTCAATGTGACTGATGATGGATTACCACTTAAATGTACTTTAGCGTTATGACTACCAGAGCCATCTTGTGTGACATCTACTGTATGACTATCTGTTAAGTTTATATCTAAAAAGTGACTACCAGTTCCTTTTTGGTCTACCTGAACATTATTACTACCATCTACATCTAAAAATAATATTTTATTGCCAGTCTCTTTTTGGTCTATGGTAATTGAATTACTATTACCATTTACTGTGACTTTAGAGAAATGCTCACCACTATTATTTAAATGTATTTGTTCTAAATCTAAAGTGTTTGAATTGCCTGTAATATCCACGATAGCATTTTGATTTGTATTTTGAACAACATCTACATCATTGGTATTACCATTTACATCTATACCTAATACATTACCATCATTGGTTTGTGTAAGTGTAATCGCATTATTAGTTCCTGATATAGAACCAGCGTTTGTTAAATCTGGACCAATGATTAAATTATTATCACCATCTTGTACAATATCTAAATCTAAACCATCACCTGATTGAGTTAGATATATTTGATTTGTAGTTTGTGATTTATTCTTTAATGTATTTACTTCTGTCTGTTGTGATGATGTTATTCCAGCTTGTGGTAATGACGCTGATAAAACACTTGTATAAGTATCAGAAATCATATTAGCCATTTTTGCTTTATCAAAAGGACTTTCAAATTGGTTTATATCAAAAGTTATATAAGCTGCTCCTGAATAACCACTAGGTAATTGGTTACCTGACCATCGCATCCATAAAATTCTACCATTACCATCTTTTGCTAACCAAGTACCATCACCTGTAAAGTGAGCACCATATGGATACACAGCAACATTACTTCCATAATCACTATCTGTTATCGCTGTGTTGGTAGTTGTAATAGTATTTGAGTTGGTATTATTTGTACAATTATAGGAACAACCAGTTGTATTACCATTTATACTTACAGTACCACCTAATTTGTTTTCTACAAATGCCTCAATAGTTTGGTTATTATTACTAAAGTTTTGATTGTTTTCGCCAACTAATACTAACACACCACCTGCCTGTACAAAGTTTTGATACCTAGTTTTACCATTACTACCAATACTATTATTATATTTCATATCATAGACTACATCATAACCACCTGAAGTGCCGTCTATATTATTTGTTTTTAAATTATCGTGTACAGTACCAGTTGTTGAAAGTGTAACTGTATAACCATCAGCCTCTAATTGTGATTTAACATTTGTGTGAGCGTCAGAATAATTAGAGTGATATATCAAAGCTGTATTTGCTTTTACTTTATCTATTGTCATAAAAAGTATGACCCAAATTATTAAACCCCAAAGTAAAAATTTTATTAATTTTTTCATTATTGATTTTGATATATGGTGATATAGTTATCACCGTCTCCTAGTTGATAGTCTATAATTTCTTCATCACCTTGTACCACATTTATTAAATAACCATCTTCTTGGTTTAATCTTAACTCAATATTATTACTTGCTGCGTCTGTACGTTTCCATACCCACTGTGGGTCTTCATCTAATAGTAAAACACCAAACTCATCTAGTCCAGCTTTAGTTTTACCTTTCTTATCAAATTCACTTTGCATCTGTATGGCTAATTGTTTGTTTAATTCAGCAAGAATATCTTTTAAAAAGTTTTGTTCTAAAAAATCTATATCTAAAGAACCAGCAAACTCGTCTTCTTCTACTTCTAATAAGTCAACTTCTAAATCGTCAAATTTTAAAAAGTCTATATCTAAAGCATTGGCGACTACTTTTAATCTCTTTTCTTTTTCTTCTTGTTCTTCTATTTCTTTTGGTTTACTTACTACCAGTAAATTGTTAATCATATTCTCATCTAAACCTACAATAACAGGTTTTAAAGGTTTACTATCTGGTACATCTACAGTCGTAGCTTGAAATGCTTGATTCATAATTACGAAACCAGCGTCTGTCTCTACAGAAATTTCACCAACAAAACACATACCATCACTATCACAGCTAGGTAATAGTATAATAGTTGATGAGCCTATTTCATCTATTGTCATTGCAAAGTCTGTACCTCTAACAGATATACTAGCTGTTGGTGTACTAATCTTTACATTTTGTTTTGAGTTTTTTGCTATTTGTCCACTAGCGTATCTTACTGTACCTAGTGTAGCTTTGAGTGATAAAGAACCTGTCTTTGTATTAGGGTCGTAAACAAATTCATCTATAAGAAGTTTACTATGTTCAGTGACATCAACTCTGGTATCATCTATAAATTCTATACCTACTTTACCATTACCAGTCTTTACTGTATCATAAGATAAGACTTCTAGGCTTTGTTCTACAACAATACCTTGATCGCCGTCTTGTCTATCAATTACAGCATTACCTTTATGTAAAGTGACTTCGCCAATTGTAGCAAAACTACTTCTTACGTTTATCGCTAAAATCGTAAGGATTAAGAGTATGAGCCCAATTATAAAACGAAATGTTTGCATATAAAATGATACCAAAGAATAAAATTAAATTTATATAATCCATATTAGTCTGTTTGTGATATATCAATATCGTGGTTATCACCACTTGTTGTTAAAGTTATCATATTGTCATTAACACCTGATTGTATAATATCTACATCAGCAATACCACCTGTGTGAGTGTGTATTAATGTATGACCTACAGCGTCACCATTACCGTCAATATCAATTAGGTAATTGTTTGTGTCGCCATTTACAGTAATTCTTAATATAGCACTATTACCATCTACTGTAGCCGCTACAACGTTTGAGTCAGAACCTGATTGACCAACTATATCAACATCTGCTGTGTTAGCTGATGATGTTTGTCCAATATCTAAATCAATGTCATTTGAATTACCAGTAAAATTAATTACAGCATTCGCTGTTCCACATGATGAATTACTTCCACCACTGTCACAATTTAAATCTACGTTATTTGAATTACCAACTAAATTAATAACACCAGTATATGTGGCACCATTAATTTGATATGTAATAACGTTTGAGCTACCAATCTGGTCAATGTCCAACGTAGTGGTTGCTCCAGTTGACGTAGATGCTGTAGTTGAATTACCAACTGTGTTATTAGATCCGTCTTGTGTAATATCCAAATCTAACGTAGCACCCGATTGTGTGACGTATATATCGTTTGCATATGACAAAGAAGTCATCAACATTAACATAACGATACTAATTATTTTGTACATTATTGTGTATTCCTATTTTTTCCTTTTTAAACTTCCAGTATTGTTTTTGTTCACCTGCGTGAATAATCTCTAAAATAGCATACTCTATTGCTGTTCTAATAGCATAAGTCACAGGCTCGTTGACTGCGACACCACTTTCTAATTCAATTGCCTTTGTATTCATATCTACAAAGGTAAATACATCGCCACCTTTTGAGTGACTTGCGATAGTTTTAGTGACCTGTGTTGTAAGTAATATCTCACCTGTTTGTACAGATACAAGTCTCATCGCAACTGTGACTTGATCTACTCTATATGATTCACTTAATCCTATACCTAGGTATCTAGCACCTTGGCCACCTGTCTGTATATTACTATCAAATCCTACTATACCACCTTCTATAATAAGACCAGCGAACAATAAAGGTTTTAAAATGTTACCTACTTTTTGTTCGCCATCATATAAATCTCTTGTACTTCTAATCAATTGTCTTTCTTTGACTAGATTATCTAAACCTTCTCTTTCTACAACTTGAAACCAATCGCCACCTGATACTTTTTTCAATGCGTCTATGACAAATATACTTGCACCTTGTGTGACAGCTGTAGATAATTGAGAAAACTTTGTACTAGGTTTTCTCTGACCTGTTTGGTCTGTAAATCTATAAACTGCTATCGTTATGATAGGTTGATTATCTAAATCTGGTAAATTAATAAGTCTAGCACTTGTTGTTGTGCCTTCAACGTATGGCGCTTTACCTTTATAAACTTCTATTTGTTTATTGGCAGCGCAACCAGACAGTATTATACCTAATAAAATAGTTAATAATAATTTCATAAAAATCCTAAAATTTAAAGTCACCTAGTGGTACGGTCATAGTAGTCGTTGTACCATCCACATCAGTAATTG